ATCAGCAATAGTAAGTCCTAAACCTCCGCCACCCACGGTCCAATATTTTGCAGTATTTAAAGTTTTTTTACCAATTCCGTCTTTTTTATCAGCCATAATTTATCCTACTTAAATATTTTTCCGTACAGTCCACCAATACCCAATGCTGTGCTAAGTGCTGTTTGCAATGGATTTGATGATTGAGGGTCCGCATACTGTGATCCTGCTACACCACCAGCTAAACCAGTTAATGTATTACCATATTGAGATAATCTTCCATAAGGTTCATACGCTCCAGTTTGTGCTGCTTGTTGATCAGCAGATAATAAAGCTTGTTGTTGACCTTGACGTAATCCTCCAAGAGAACCTAACGCAGAAACGTCTTGACCCATACCTGTTCTAGCAAAATCTGATAGACCAAATTGTTGGTTCATTTGATTTCCAAATGCACCAGCTAATCCTTGTTGACTAGCAGCTAAGTTAGCTAAAGCAGAACCTTGTCCTAATTGAGACTGAGCAAGAGATTGTCTTGCAGCACCTTGTCCTAATTGAGATTGAGCTAAACCTTGTTGAGCGCCGCCCATTTGAGCTTGTTGATTAAATAAGTTTGATTGCATACCAAACAAGTCACCTTGATTAGCAAAATTTTGTTGTGCTAATTGATTTGCTTGACCAAATCCTTGATTTAACATTGAAGCCTGTAAAGCTGCTCTATCCGCTAACGTATCAGCATTATACTGACCCATCATAGCACCTTCTCTACCACCACCAAAGTTTCCTGAAGCAACTGCTGCATCTCTAATTTGTTGTTGTCCACCTAATCTTTGTTTATCAAATTCAGATAACGTTGCATCAATAACTTGTGTTTGATATGGAGACATGAAAGGTTGGTAAGCTTGTGGTCCTGTCATACTTGCTGCACCTTGAGCAATGTTTCCACCCGCTGTTTGAAAAGCACCAAGTCCACCAAATGCAGATTGTGCGTTTGCAAGAGAAGTATCTGCTTGACCAATGTTTGTACCAACTCCACCTAAAGTTGTTCCTGCTTGACTAATGTTTGAACCTATGCCACCAATAGTAGTAGCCGAATCTGCTAAAGCCCCAGCTCCTGATTTTTGTGCAGCTTGAGCTGCTTGTAAATAAGGGGAGTAAGAACCTACACCTTGTTGTGCAAGGTTGATTGCTTGTGTTTGTAAAGGATCTTCACTAGCAACAAATTGTCTACCAGTAAATTTACTGGTATCTATTGGTGCAGAGTAAGTGGCTTTCGCCTGATCTGCGTAATCTTTTATTGCTGGTTCTAAATATTCTTGTACCGACATTATACTACCCTCGACTGTAACATTTGTTGTTGATCATACATTGCTTGTGCGCCTTCTAAACCTTGTGAATCTTCAGAAACCTCACCGCCCTGTTCTAAGTTGTTCATTAAATTTTCCATAACTTCAGCGCCTTTATCTATATCGCCGCCTCCTGCATTTCTAACAGCATCTGCTGTAAATACAAACTCATTCTTACTTAATCTAGCAGGTACATCGTCAGCTCTTTCTTTGCCACCCATTGCTACAAAACCACCTTCGTTTCTATAATCTTTTTCCATGCCGCCCATGTCGATCATCTCTGATGCTTCAGCCTCCATGATGCCGCCTTCTTGTTTGCCAACTCTAACTTCGTCGCCGCCACTAGGATAGTCAAATTGATTTGTGCCAGGTTCTTTTCCGTATCCCGGTACTTTAGTCATTAACCCACCATCAGCTGCCATAGCAACTGCTTCTGGTTGTTCCATACCCGCACCCTCTGGTTGTTGTGATGCCTGCATTACTGCTTTTACAAATTGTTCAAAAGATAAATTACCACCTTTGTTTTTGTATTTAACATATTCCATCATTAACATTTGTTCAGCTTGTGCTTCTCCTGCACCACCGCCCATGTTTAAAAATGTTTGTCGTGGTCTTATTCTTTCACCCGCACTCGATCTAATAAATTCTTCTTCGTCTTCTACTAACATGCCGTTAGCATAACCTGCACGACCACCGTCAGCTGCATAGAAATTTTGCATTACATATTTTTTCTGTGGCATAAAATCTAAACCAGCGCCTGCATCACCTGCACCGCTGTAAAAATTTTTAGCACGTTGAACCTGGTATCTTGGATCCATTTGATCTACTGGACCATCATCCTCATCATCATCGCCACCCATTAAGAATGGAGCTGCGATTGCTGTAGCACCTAAACCAGTTAAGGCTATTTTACCTGGACTAAGAGCACCTTTGTCATTTCTAATAAGACCTTGTAAAAAACCACCGCCTTTACCGTCTGTGCCTGGTGCTTTAAATAAACCTTTTGCAATACCAGCTAGTCTAGATGAACCAAAACCAGTGTTACCAAACAGACTGCCGCCTAGTTTAGAACCACCACCAAGATAATAACCACCTAATCCTAATAAAGCCATCTTACCTAAAGGACTTTTAGTAACTTTCTTTAAAGCACGACCAGCTTTCTTTACAAGTTTACCTAAGAAATAACCTTGTCTAGGGTCCTGTAAGGAACCTATTCCTGATTGTATTTGTTGAGGTTGTTGCATTCTAGATATTGCCATAAATTTACCTTAATTTCTATGTTTACTTGGTTTTACTAAATAAATCAAGAGGAGGCATAATAACATTTACGTCTTGTGCCATCTCTTCTGGGTTATAACCCTTTGCTTCCCAGTCTTTTCTTTCCTTAAAAAGCTCACCAGTTTTAAGGTGTCTATAAGTTGTCTCTACTTTTGCTTGTTTTATTTCCATTAGTCTATTTTCTCCTTTTTAATGTTTAAAAAACTAACTCCATAATCAAAGGAATCTGTACTGCTTGACTGTATAGTAAATGCTGACCCACCCTCTACGATTAGGGGTTGAGTTAATAGTTCTTTTGTTGTGTTAGCTGTTAACTGTGCAGATTTTATAGCTGTAATACTATTGTTTGTGACTGTTACTGTAGGTGTACCAGCAGAAGTAACTAATATTGATTTAATAATTATAGTTTCATTTACACCTGGACTACCTGCTGCAAAAACAGTTAATGCATTTCCTGTAGTATCATTATCTTTTCCGACAAATTTATATTGGTTTACTACTGCCATTATTCTAAAAAGAAACTTTTAGCTTCTATCTCTTGTTTTACTTCTTGTTGAAAAGAAGTGTTTAATTTTGTAATTACTGCATCCAGATCCCTGATCAACGATTGTAAATTAGTTTGATTGTATTCTGGTTCAGCTCTAGTTAATGATTGTACAATTTTTGCCATTATAATATACTTGCTAGTCCTCCATAAAAATAACCAGTTCTTCCTTTACCAGTTCTATTACTTACTGGACCGCCGTATCCACCTGCTGCAACACCAAATCCTAAACCTGGTGCTCCCACAGCGTCACCACTATAAGATTGTTGGCCATCAGAACCTAGTCCATAGTTAGTTGCTCCGTGCACAGCGGGATTGTATTGTCTTGCTGATCTTGCTCTAGATGCAGCAGCTGCCGCTTCTGCCGCTGCTGCCGCTTCTTTAGCTGCTTTCTTTTCTTTTCTTTTAGTTATAAATCTACCGACGATAGTATCCTTTTTCTTTTTTTCTTTTTCGTCTTCTTCAAAATCGTAAATTTTATCTGTTAGTGTGTTTGTTGAATCTAATGTATTTCCAAATTCATCAAGGGCACTATATCTATTTATTAAATCAGTTTTAACTGGACCCGTGTAAGTACCAGCTTTAACAGCATTTATATCAGCGTCTGTCATTTTGTATTTACCTCTTAAAGTGTCTTCAATTGTACCCTGTCTCTTATCAATTGTTCCTTGAGTAATTTTACCTGCGTTGTAACCTGCCATAATATTTTCAGCTGTGTTGTAGTCACCTTGTCCTTGAACAATCTGTCCAATGTTATTAACCATTATACCTTTACCACCTAATTCATTTTCTAGTATTGCTCTTCTGTTAACCGGAAGATAGGGACTTATTTGATTACCTAAAAATTTTGCACCTCTTACAAAACTCCCAACGTATGGAATCATGCTCATAAGACCTTTCATTTTTGGATTAACTGGTGGTTCATAAAAATAATTTTGGTTCATATCCATTTGTTTTATATCCATTGTACTTGGATCAGAACCGTATTCTGAAAATCTTCTATAATCATAGTTAGGTTGATACTCTCTATTTACAATTGAATTTGGGTCAGGGTTGTAGACACTAAAATTATCTCCACCGCCTCCAGTAAAAGCATTTGTATTTACAATACCTTCATTAACCACTGGTTCCTGATCCTCGGGTAACTCAAAAGGATTTAATAAATATTTTTGTTGTGGAACATATTTAAAACCTGCGTCTCGTATCTCTTGGTCAGTAGCCATTATCTTCTTCCTCCTGGGTGTATATCTAATCTAAATGTTCCTAGTTTCCAATCTTGTGAAGCACCTGTGTTTGCAACTTCTAATGCAATCTGTCTTGCTCTTACTCTTACATCTTTTTTAGTTGTAGTAGAATCACATGTAAAGCTTGTAGTAGTTTCACTACTGTTTGGATATAATCTTGTTTTAAATTTAACTGAAGTATTACCTGTCTGACTAATAAAATCTGGTATAAATCTACTAATTCTCATAATGTATTCACCGTCTCCTCTAATATCAGGCATCCCTACAGTTTGTCCTGTGTTACTTCTACGTTGGGTAATGTCAAAATCACCAGAAGTAATAGTTCCTATAACCGCAGTCACTGCTCCTCCTGCATTAATTTGATCAGTCCCTATTTCCTGATTATAGTATATCGTACTTCCGTCCGTATTACCAATAACATCTGAAGATGTATTGTCTGATGGGTTATAATATGTTGCGTGTGGTTTATCAAATACTGCAGAATCTTGCCACGCGGCTCTAGGTAGAGTTCCTGTTGTCCATATAGGACGCTTAGGTGATGAGTCTAGATAGTTATAAGTAACTACCCTGTTAATTTGATCTGATGCTTCTGTGCAATAAAACCAACTTACTTCACCAAAAAGGTTATTTAAACCTGCATTAATAAGGTCTCTAGATGTAGCGTTTATATCATCGTAGACGTGGTCTTCTACAAGACAAGGCATCGATTTTAACTGACCATCGTAAGTAAAGAAACCATTTTCTGACATCCAATAAGCCGTACCATCAACCTCAATACAAGCATTTTTACCAAACAACCCACAGTTAGTACCTACCTGTTCAAATGCAAATACAAAATCTCCACCTACAAATTTCATTAAAAATAATGCAGTATCGGTCCATACATAAATTGCATCCCTACCTTTGATAGCACCCATAATTTTAGAACCATCAGCAAATCTTTGGGTACCGGAATTGTTTTCTGCTTTTACTGTATAAGCATCTGTGCCATCAATATTTTCTTGATCTGAAAAACGTAAAAACATATCATCCTGAGTAGTAGGATTTCCTATTGTAGTTTCTGTACCAAAAAATACTAAATGTCTATCGGGAGTTGATACCAATACGTGACGTGATGCAGTCGGTGCATTAGCAAGTAATGTAGCTCTATTATTAACAGCTCCTGCTGCTGAAGCATCCCATTCAAAACATTTTCCATTGTAAATAAGTGCAATTAATTTTGTACCATAGTTGTCAAGAACCCATAAACCAGGGTCAATTGTAAAGTCAGAGGAAGCTGGATCACCCCAACCAGAAAAACCAGCAATATCTGTGACCGTAACACCACCACTGTGGGTAGCTTTTGTAGTTCCGTTTACACCTCTAGCACCACCACTCAAAGTATTTGTTGCTGTATTGTTTGATGTATAGCTAATATCTTCTGTACCAATTCTTATTTCACCAGTTGATGGAAATGCTGCAGAGTTTGTCAATACAATATCGGTTGTAGTTAAATCTGTTATAGCTGTAGCTAAAGTTGTTGTAGCAGGACCTAGTGATGTTCCGCCATACAGACCAGCACCCCAACCAAAACCACCTAATTGCTGAGAAGGTCCGACTGTATAATAACATAAAACCGAAGCCGATCCTGACGTACTTAAAGGTGTTCCTGATTCTTGACTATCCATTGTAATAGTAAAAGTAGATGTTGTAGGAACCGAAGTCACCATAAATTTTTGATCTTCAAAAGTAGCATCAGTGTAAGTTGATCCTACTGCAGTAACACCACTAACAGAATCAAACATAACAATGTCATCTTCGTTTAATCCATGTGTCCCGGTGCATGTTACTGTGACTGCTGTAGAGGAAGCTGTACTAGTAAAATTAGCTCCTGTTAAAGTAGTTCTAATAGGATGAATGTCGTAATAAATTCCTCCAGAATATACATATAAAATTCTATTTGTTCCTATTGCTGCATATTTAATACCAGCATTATCGTCCCAATGATGAATTGCTCTAGCTGCACCTGTTAATTTATCTTGTCCTAACTGTTGCCAGCCACCTATTTTTTCTGGAGAACCGTATCTAAAACGAACATTATCACCATCAAACCATTGTCCCTCGGCCCCGGTCTCTGTGACTTGTTTGTTGAACCCTGGTGCAAAACCTAATTTTTGTAACATATAACCTCATTATAATACTATTTAAAACCTGATGGTAGACCCAACATAGGTCTGCCGTCAAATCTATTTTTGTCAGCAAATGGGCCATTTACATGATTATAATGTAGAAATACTTGACCGCATATGTTCCCGTCAAAAGGCTCTCGCCAATGTTCGAGTTCACAGCCACTATATACTAACATATCCCCTACTTCAAGCAAGACTTT